AAGCATTTAACAGAGCCGCCGCTGCAAGCGTAAACTTCTGTTCGGATTCAGGCAGTTCATCCATACTTTTATCATTTGTAATAATAACGGGTGCAGAAGCAAAAGACTTTATTATCTTTTCGTCAAGAGCCACATCAATTATAACGGTTTTAACTGTGCCTGGTAATTTCATTATTTGCCGTTAGTTTTATAATAGTCGAATATTTTTGCCGCTTTACGGATAAGAATATCTATCTGAGTTCTGTGCTCGTCTACTATTGTATCGCATTTATAAAGGTCCAGTAGCAGACGGCTGAAATATTTTTCGGCACGGGAATAAACTTTATTAAAAGGAAGTTTCATGCCTTCCGGTTCTTCTTTTGTTTCCTCATCATCTGTATTTGTTAACTTTCTTAAAAAATTTCTGTCCATTTTCTTTATATCTTCGATAGTATAAGTGTCATCACCAATTCTAATGACGCCGGAATTAACAAGAGTTAAAATTTGTGAATCTTCAAGACCAGAAAGAATAACCAATTTATAAAAAGGAAGCGAGGATAGCGTGCCATTACATAATACTTGTGCGGAATACCGCACAATACCAGGCGTAGTTGATAATAAAGGAAGTATTTTATTAGCAACCTGTAACTGCTCATACATAGTTCTCTTTGCGTAATCCCATGTCTCTTTGCATAATTCTTCCATGGATTCAAAACCTAGATCTATATAATATTGATTATCGTTAATAACTTTAAGAGCGGCGAGGTGGTCGAACAAAGTGCCCGTAGCTTGGTTAAGCCACTTAACTGCTTCTTTCTTTCTTTCATCATTTGTTAAATCGTTTTTTCCCATTAAAAACTTCTCCTTATACCCTGAACCAACTATTTAGATAAGTATTAATTTGTTCTTTATCCTTTAAGCCGGTAAACTTTTTTATTTTTGCGAGCGAGCGGTAAACGGTTCTATTGCTTACATTAAATTTTTTGGCAACGTCATTTATATTTGTACCGCTTGTATACAGCTTTATTATTAGAATATCCCTTGAGTTTACCCGTGCATTTGAAGAAGCCGGAAGGACGGACATTGAAATAATTAACAGCCAAAACTTACCGGCTAAAGTTTTTGCTGAAGAATAAAACCGGCGTAAGCCGATAAAGCCGGGCAGCCGCAGTATATCCAAACTTTTTTCTATAACAGCTTCTTTCATAAATTCATCTCCAGTTGACCGGAATATTCTTTTTGAATGGTATGAATTGCAGAGGTAGTTTTTTCGAGAACTATATTAAGCGAATCTGTTGCTTCCTTGCAGTTTTTTTCGTTAAGATTATTAAAACAATCTATCATTTTCTTTGTAGCGCATACTGTTGAGTCCTGGTAATCTGCAATAAATTCATTCTTCTCTTTCTTATTTAATTTTAATTTGGGCATTGCATTTAAAACAAAACCGCAGAGGTTAGCAATATATTTTAACACGGAATAATTACCGGTCGCTTTCATTATAGGCACAAGATACTCAAGCGGAAATTTAACGTTACTTTCATCAACCGGTGAAACCGCGCGGTAAAGGTAACTTGAACTGATGCCGGTTTCATCTGCAATCTGCATCATGCTTTTTTCATTGCGGTGAGTAGTTTCGTATAGCAATAATTTAATAGAATTATTCTGCATATATCTTTATAACCGGATTAAAATATTTTACAGAGAACATAGTTTGTTTGATAAAGATCGTTTCCTTTTATAATTGAAAATATGCGGCCAAGCTTATATGTTTCAAATATATTTAAAGGCAATGTTATGAGACCAAGCGAAGCGCAGGAAATAATTGAAGAGAAAATAGAAATTATACGAACAATGTTAACTAATGAGGACATGGTAAAACTAAAATCGCTTGGTAAGGAAAAGGAGAAAAAAGAATTCGGTGCATTTGTATTTGAGAACTTTGATATTATAGTTGCATACATAAACAACCCGGCTGAAATTAACATGACGGACAATAGTAAAATAGATTTAATAAAATTAGGCGCAATGCACCTATTACATTATGCAAAAGAAACGCTGGCAAGCGCAGAAAGAATTTATTTACAACTGCTGAACGTAAACACGGAAAAAGTATTTGAAGAGACGGATTTATTATTTGTGCCTTCGCCTTTAACAAGTGAATACCCGTTGAAGAATATTTATAAAAGTTAATAGACATAATTATGCGGCTTTGCCGGTTTTAAGTTTTAATTCGTAAGGTACGTATTTAATGAGTGAACCGTAGAGCTTTACAATTGTGTGGCGGAGTTTCCAAAGTGCTTTAGGATTTTTCCTAATACCTATTAAAAGTTGCCGGGTATAAGTATAACTGAAACCACAAGATTTTGAAACCATTAATAAATTGATTAATCGATAGTCGAATTCAATGTCTAATAATTGTGTTTTGCTATTTGTCATATATTTTCTATAATAAAAGCGTTAAAATTAAAGCCACCGCAATTATACAGAACGTATAATTATTTGTCAAGGAATATTTTATTATTAGTAAAATTGTAAATAGCGAATTAGGATTTCGAATAGCTCAAATCCGTAATAAACTTGGACAAACTCAAACGGAATTTGCTAACATATTAGGATTGACTTCGCCAGGCGCAGTAAGCCATTGGGAAAAGGGATTACGCAAACCAGATATTGATATGTTACAGAAGATCGCCGAAAAAGGAGATGAGGATTTTTACTGGTTACTAACTGGTAAAAAATATAACGATACTGAACCTAAAGAGGCAGTTAATACAATATTCAAAGAAGGGGCAAAGGCTTCAGAATTTAAGCGAATTAAAAGGAGCTTAAACAAAGTAGGATTGCAGACGTTCAGAATTGTTTCAAGCTTAGCAGCTGGTAGGCCAATAGAATTTTTTGAAGATAATCAATTAGGAAATGAGCAGGATATTGTTTTACCATATCCACACAAAAATTGTTTGGTCTTACAAGTTCAAGGCGATAGCATGACTGACAAAATTAACAGCGGGGATCTTGTACTTGTAGATTTGACGATTCTTCCGAAAGACGGTGACATTGTAGCAATACGTTTAAAAAACGGAGAACAATTAATTAAAAGATTCAAAAAGTTTGATGGTTGGTACATGTTTTATTCAGAGAATGAGGAATATGAACCAATTGTGAAAAAAGAAAATGAGATAGATCAAGTTAGAAAAGTTGTAAAAATTATAAAAGATGTTTAAAAGAAGATGAAAAGATTAATAGTATCATTACTTTTCTTTATTAGTATAAGTTGTTCCCAAAATGAAGTAACTGAAAATAATATTACCAATAAGGAAGACAAATTTTGGGAACAAACAAATAAAATCGATAAAAGAGTAGATGTAATTTATATTGACCAAAACGACAATATTCTAGTGGCTGCTGCGTATGGACATCTCTATAGATCAACCGATAATGGTAACAGCTGGAATTTTATTAACCCCGATCTTACAAACAAAATAAATAATATTTATTCAGTTGCTGTGAATTCAAAAGGATACATTTACATATCAACTGGCCAGATATACAGATCTATAGATAATGGGCTAACATGGTCAGAAGTTAGTAAAAGCGGTGTTAGGTTTAACTATATGCTAATTGACATGAATGACAAAATCTATGGTTTGACTAGCGGACAAATGTTTTGTTCATCAAATGATGGCAACAGTTGGGAAGCATCAGACATTACTTTAGAATATTTCTCACCTCATTCTTTTATAATTAATTCAAAGGGAGATTTAATAGCAGCCGGAATGGAAGGTACCTATTTGTCAACAGACAAAGGTAAAACATGGACAAAAATAAAAGAAGGTTACTGCTATACCATTGCTGTAAACAGAAATGATGAAATATTTACAATTACAGGCTATTCGATGGATAAAGCTATTTACAAATCAATAAATAATGGTGCCACCTGGGAAAGAATTAAAAATGTTACAGCGACTGAAATAATAATAAATGGAAAGAATTATATCTATGGTATCAACGGTACAATAGGAATGGTATGTTCAACAGATGGTGGTAAAAATTGGACAGAAATAAATAAAGGTTTATCACCATTATTTGTTCATGCTATAGCACTAAATTCGAATGGTTTTATTTTTGCCGGCACAGCAGACTATGATAATTATAATAACTTGGTAAAAGGTGAGGTTTTCAAAAGCATAAAATCGACTTTAGAATAATTTTTTCCACCCCCGCCGCTTTTGGGCGGCGGGCACTTGCCTACCGGCAGGCAGGATGGAAACATAGGATTTAAGCAAATGCAAGATAAACAAGAGAGAATAATATGGCAACATCAAAATGCCCGAAGTGCGGTAATACATCCTTCGAAATGAAAGAGCACACCCCGGACAAATCAAATTACAAATTGGAATTTGTACAATGCTCATCATGCGGTACCGTAGTTGGAGTAATGGATTATTTTAATATAGGCACCAGGATAAACGAGGTTGATGAAAAAATAGATAAACTAATCAACCTTGTTAATTCAATTAATCGATAGCCGCACGCGCATCACCCGGATTCTTTTTACCTAACTCGCTTAAGCTGCTGCCTTCCCATAAGGCATTGGCAAAAGCATTGTCTTTTAAGTCATGTTGAAAAAAGATTAAATCCACGCTGACACGAGGGCTGCCGGTTCCGTTTGTAACTTCAACTTTACTTACGGCAACATTTTTATCAGCCGATTGTATTTCTTCAAGCGTTTTTATAACACGCGGTAAAACATTTAGTATTGTGTTGTTTTTCTCTTCCATAGTTACCTCCTAATAAAGATTTTGTTTTAAAATATTCTTTCTCTTTTGTTATACAGCAAATTAATTTTTCGGCATACATCCGCCCACTGCGCTTGAAGCTTTGGGCAGTTTAACAAATGCGATGTATGTTTACCCTTATCGAATTCAGTGTCTTTATCTTCGTCCCCGTTTTTAATTTCTACGGGAATAAAAGTCCACGGCAGCCGTCCATAAAGAATAACGTAAGGTGTTTTACAGTGACGGCATTGATAAGGGTGTTTTAAAAGTATGAGAGAAATTAAACACCTCTCTTTCTTTCCCTCCTCAAGGAGGGAAACTCAACGCACAAGTTCAGCTTCGATGTCATTTACTATCAACTCCAGGTAATGTCTTGTTAAATACAAAAACGGGCGCGGTTTATAAGTTACGGAGTATGCACTTTGAGTATAAACATAATCTACTTTTCTCTTGTGTGATTTTTTTGCAAAGACGAACAGATAACGTGAGTCGTCTTCGGCATCACTTAATCTTCGTTTTAACAAATTTCCTTTTGCATCTGTTCTAAAAGACACGGAACCGGTTCTTGGAACGTGCTGAACAACTCCTCCATAATTCAGCAGTGCGGCTTGAATTTTATTTGTTCCGGCGGCAGCTTCAATGTCGGAACTCTTTTGAAAGATAGATTGATCCATTGCGCCGGTTGCAGTTAATATCTTTTGAACCAAGGATGGATTTTTTGCTTTGCGTTTTGCATACTTGCTGCTTAACGGCGCCCAGGGAATAGGTGACTCGTTACCTTCGGATTGTAAATTCTCATGTATATTCTCTTCAAGATGCCCGGCAATCTTCTGCATCAAGGATGCTGTGGGTTTGCCTTTATCTTTCAGCTGTTTGAATAGTGCGTTTACTTGATCGAGATTGGTATCCACAGACCTCACCCCCGGCCCCTCTCCTTGACTTCGACTTCGCTCAGTCTGACGGAGAGGGGGATTTAAGATTTCAAATATTGTGCAACGAGTTCTTTATTGTATTTTGTTAAATCCGGTTTGAATGCTGTTTTACCCGGATTATAGTCCCAACCTTCGTCGGTAATTATCTGCATTGTGGAACCTTCATACAGTTTTAATTTACGCTGTTCGAATTCTTCTTTTGTTAGTGCACGGACCGAGCACATACAGTTATGGACCACACAAGGTTTCACAACATAAGTTTCGTCTTTATCCACCTCAAGGTTGAATACATTGCCGGTGTATTGTATATTTGCAACTGATAAAATTTTAGAGAGGTAGCAATGAAGCCCGGCCCAAGTTTGGAAACTTTGAAGCGAATCGAAAAGATCGAGGGGCGCCCCGCCGGCGAAGCCCTCAGGTTCCTCTACATCGAAAAACTTTTCGGGTACAATGCGCTCGAACGAAGATGGAAAATGAACAGAAGAACTATAATGAGACTGCTCAAGCACTTCGGTATCAAAACCCGGCACGGCAGTGAAGCTGTTAAAACACAATGGATTGACGCCAATGAAAGAAAAGGGAAACAATCCGTATTTATCAGCAAGTTTATGAAGAAGCATTGGAAGACTCATAAACACCCAAGACTTGGACTTACTAAAAATAATTCCAAATCGATTAAAGGAGTTGCCGATAAACTTAGAGAAAAAACCTCTGCGAAAAGAAGCGAAGTAAGAACCAAGATGAGCCAGGCGAAGCTTTTTAATTTTACACTGAACCCGGGAACCCATCCAAACGCTAATCTTCAACCTACCAAATACAAGAAAAAATTTATCACGCATCTTAAAAGAATTGGCTATAACCCAGTTTTTAATTTTTATTGTGCGCCGTATTGGATCAATATTATTATCCCGGAATTGAAACTCGGAATTCAATGCGTTGCAAACGGACGTTTCCCGCTCGACTGGCACAGGCATGATACTATCACCGACCGCGGCATAAGAATGATTTATGTTACCAACAGTTTTATCGAGCGCGGCAGCTTCAGGGATCTGGACGATTACATCGCCGACTTTAAGATTTTCAACTCGTACCCATCCGTTAAGCGTAAGGACACGGTGGTTTGGGGTAGACGAAGCGGAACCGTTTTTAGTGGTAAACCGAACAAGGCAGCCGTTAAATTTTCTTTTGCTGACGGCATTAACAAGGCGGTATTTACCGCTGCCGCCTAGAACGGTATCACCTATTTTAATATTATCAATTCTTTCCCAGCCGTTTCGAACCGCAACTTCAGTTTCACCCGGAAAACAGAACCATCCATTGGGAGGATATATCTTAGCCCAAATCGGATCTGTTGCAAGGAAAACTTTGTTGTGATAATATTCATGCGCTTTACGTTTGGTAGGTCTATCTAATTGTATATACCACCAATAAGGACGGCTTTCGCGGTTCGCCCATTGATTTTTATAACGCAGAGAATTATAACCGACGGAGGAATTAACCCGGAAGATTGTTTTTAACCTGGAGGGTGAACCGAGCTGAACAATTTTATTCGGATCGACACCTGAAGCCGGATCATAACCCGGTACGTCGGAAGCTTTGACCTTACCCCACCAACCGAGGCGTTTTAATATTGGCTCTAAATCTTTTTTGAATTGTTCGTAGGTAATACCGCTATCAAATATTTTATCGACTTCATCTTTAATAGACTGCAGAATATCGAGCTTCATTGCTTTTGCAACTGTAAACGAACGCGAGTGCGCCTCTTGCCATAGATCCCGCCAGCTCCATGTTACAGTTAATCCTTTGGTTTTATACCAGCTTACAATTTCTTCCGGAGGTAACGAGAGCAAAAATTTTATTTGATTTGTGTCCATTGTCTATTGTCGGCAGTCAATTTTTATATTTTAATTTTACACTCATCACTCTTCATTCTGCACTCTATTTAATCCTTCGAGTTCGGCAATCAATATTGCTTTAGGCAGCAGCTGTTCAAGCTGATCGGTTTTCATTTGCGGATAAAGCGCTGCAAGTCCCTTTTGAAATTCTTCTTTTGAAGTAGACTTCTTTGCGAGTTCAAAAACCGGATTCAAAGTTTCTTCCATTGCGAACTGTAATGCTTTTTCCGGGACGGCATCGGTTATTTGTCCCGCAATGTCCTCATCGGTATAATTTTTACCAGAAGCGAAATGAAGAACCTTTTTGAAAAAATCCTTGAAAGAAAATTTGTTTTTTGAAAAATGGTTCTGCGGCTCGGCTACGCTCGCCACAGGCTGCGGCTCGGCTCCGCTCACCGCCTCGTGTGAAAGTTCGAAAAGTTCTTCTTCAATATTATATTTTTCACGAATATAATTTTTGTTCGGACGGAAGCCGATTGCATATAAATTTTTATCGCGTTCGGAAAGGTCTTTTTTATAATCATCGAGTTCGAATACGGTGAACTTAGGATATTTACCGCTGCCGATATTTAAATCAACAGTCCATGTAAAAACTTGATCCATTAACTCTGCCGGGAAATCACGATCCTCTTCGCTTAAATTACCTTCAATAGTTTCCGCACCGGTTTCGCTTGCAGAACGTGCACCGACTTTTTGAATTGATACCGACATTGAGTTTGTAAGGATTGCTTCAGCAAGATCGTTTTTGCATTGCTGAATAAAGGATGTATGCAAATCCGTACTTCCGGATTTATTCGGTTCTAAAACTTCGAGTGATGAATCATCCGGTCCGGTACCAACAACATCCTCGACCATATTTTCAAGATCGCTTAAAAGTGCAAGATGCTGTTCCCGCGTAGCAGTACGCGGTAATTTACCGAACATGTACGGCAGACCGTACTTATGAATAAATCTTGCGAAAGATTTCCAACCTTGGTTTTTGAATCTTCCCGGGTAAAAACATCTGCTCAATACTTTATCGCCGTAAGGATTATTGTAGGTCGGATCGTTTTGAAGAAGTATAAATTTATATTGTAATTCCGGTGAAGCATTTTTGCCGGTTATAGGAATGCCGTCCCAATTATCGTGTGTACGGAAGCGCAGGTTATTATCATTATCAAAGAAGAACCACTCACGCGGCTTCTCTTCAACTTTAACCGGCAAAAAATATTTGCCGACTTTCTGCCATACAACTTCAAAAACCGAGTAACCGAAAAAAATCGGATTCAGGCTTTGTGAAATAATATCTTTTATTTTTGTTTTGTGCTTACCGCTCAAAATATCTATTACCTGGTTACAGAGTTCTACTTCTTTCTCCGAAGCATCGTCTCCATAATCAACATTCCAGTCAAGCGATTTTGTTAAATTCTTTCTGCGGTTAACAAGTGAGCCGATAGTAGTATCGTTTAACAAATCGTTATAGACAGTTTGATCGATGCCGAGCTTTCTAAGAATCGGGTCGGGATCAGGAAGGTAATTGAAGAAACCCGGGTAATAACCGAGCGCATAATTTCGTGTAGCAATTTCTGCAGTCATTTTTGCTTGCTGCAATTGAACTGCCGTGTACGGCTGACCGAATTGATTTAATATTTTACTCATGTTTTTTGACCTCACCCCCGACCCCTCTCCTAAAAGGTAGGAGAGGGGCGCGGATTAAAAATATATTAATAACCTTTTAAGACATCATTAATTTCCCGTCGGCGCAATTTTGAAGATGTAATAATTAAGGGACCGGAATATGTTTTTGCAGCCATCAATGCAAGTGCGAGACCGAAGAAATGGTCGGCATGCGCACCATCTTTTGATTGATCCGCTTCGTAACGAATATTGCCGGCTGAAGTTGTAACAGCTTTAACCGAGTATAAATCCTCACGTATAGTTTTGTCCCGTGGTATTAAAACTTTTTTCCCTTCTACCATTACATAAGTATGCGAAGCGAGATCTTCTTTTACTTTTGGCGTAAACATCACTGGTTCAATTCTTGTCTTGCCGAATTTTTCTTGAGTTTCCTCAGCTAATTGATTTCCGATTCCCGTGGCATCAAGACAACATCTTCTGAATTTTTTATGAGATAAAATTCCGTAAAGAATTTCTTTTTGATTTGCATAGCTCATGTTTTTTAACGCAACAACTTTTCTTGTATATAAAAGCTCTCCAAGTTTTTCAAGAATCCAAAAAACCGTAGGATTATTCTTGCGTCCAATATCTCCGCCAACATATAGATCGCCAATAATGTTATTGAGAAGTTCATCGAGTATATCATCACGTTCAATTGCATTAATAAGTTCGTAAGAAAGCAAATGAGAATTAGAAGCAGATCTCGGTATACAATAAAATTCTTCATCGATAGCTTCTTGCGTCATTCCTGAAAAAGTATCTTCGAGGAAAGTTGCAATTTCATCTTTAGTAGCTTTGTGATCCAGTATTGTATCAACCAATCCATCTTTAATTGCATCGTCAATAGTAGTTTTAAAGTGGCTCCAATTTTTCATTGTGCCGTCTTTACCCTTCATCACTTCCTTTATCAACGAATTAAAATATGAATCATCACTATTATGAGTTGATATTATCCTAACACGGTTACCCCACATCATAGAAGGTTTGGCAGCCGTGAACATTTTTTCCTGGTCCTTGTGATGAGCAAATTCATCGAGAATAACATCGCCGCCTTTAGAACGAAAGCGTGTTGGATTTGAAGAGATTGCATTACATTCGTTGCCGTTGCTGAAACGTACACGATGAGCTGTAATATCATCTTCCTTATCAATTACAACTTCACCGACATATTTAGCCGCAGTATTTAAATACCGGGCGAAGAATCCTACATAATCGATGAACTCTTCCGATGCTGATAGATCTGCAGACGAAAACCACACCTTTCCGTTCTTCACCTTGTTTGTAGATAGATCACCGGTTACACGGTAAGCTTCAGAAAAAGTTAAACCAATACGTCTGCTTTTTTCACCTATAGCAAACTGGTTGGGATTTTTAATCCAATCGCGCTGGTATTTTAAAAAAATAATTTTACCCATCATATTTAAATAAGCTCTCCGCTAAAAGACGGAGAGCTTTTAGTTTTTACTGCCTAAGCATTCTTCTTTGCAAGGCAATTGATAAATTTGTTGTGCATAAACCATTCTTCAATTTTTTTAAATTGCTGATTCCCGGGAAGATGTCGATCACGATTACTTAGGAAATCATTAATTACACTTTCATGTAAACAGGTTGCATGTGCAATTAAAGATGGTTTAATATTTCTGGCTTCCATTTCAGTTTTTAAAAGGTCAATATTAAAGCCGTAAAATTCGCTAATTATTCTTTTGTCACTTTTCATAATCTGACTCCTTTAGAGGAGCGTAGTTCATGGAAAAAATCAAAGATATTTTCGTAAGCTGCCTGAAGTTTTTGTGAGATAACAATATTTAGAAAAGATTGATGACCAAGGTCATCATGTAAAACGGCGATGCCGGTTAAAGCATCCGACTGGCATTCGAGCAGCTGAATAATTTCGTGAAGCTGGTCCAGTCCTTCGGAAAGAGGCATAACAGAAGGAATCGCTGCCTCTTGAATAGCCGGTTTGGGTACCGGTCTTAGGTTTTGTTTCATAAAACCTCCGTTGATTTTGGTTAATAAAAAACCCGAGTCGTAACCATGCATCAACGGACGCACGCTGTTCCTTGCGGAGACAGCTGACTCGGGTATAATAATCGTATTAGGATTTAAAATAAAAAATCCGCTTACGTTGCGGCTTACGCCGTTGATTTTGGTTGTCGTAAAACTGCAAAAAAGTAAACTTATAATCAATATATATTTTGGAACCAGATTTATTTGTTCAGCCATAATTAAGGATACCGTTTAATATTGTTTAAACCGCGTTTAATTTTAACGATCTAATAACAAGTAGGGCATAATGTGCATTTAAGAAAGATCGCGGCTTAAAAGCGATTTATGAACGTTTTATAAATTCATTAATTCTTTTTCGAGTTTTTCGAGGTTCTCTTTTGAATAACCTTTTTTAATTTCCTCGTCTTTACCTTTCTTCTCTTCAGTAAATTGGAAAGTGGAAGATGATTTAAGTGCGGCTACAAGTTTGCCGATCGAAAAAATTAATTTCGGGTCTGGTTTAGTTTCAAACTCATCGAGTAATCTATCGAGAGCAGATTCCAACCTTTCTCTTCTGTTCTGAGTTTTTACAATTCTTTCTCGTCGTTTTTCTTCCCACTTATTCCTATTGCGGATATTGTAAAGGGTCTTGCGTGAAATTTCACCTCCGAGCATGGTTAGAATAGTTTCCATGCTGAACCCTTTGACAACAAAAAGTTCTTCTGCTTTTTCTACGATTGCCGGATCAGTCATTCTTTAACTCCGTTTAGCCCAGGGTGCATTATTAAAAATTATAGGTGTCTTTGAGTACTTTGATTCGGGCAACTTTTTCTTTGTAATCGTTCTGAAGCTGCTGCAGCTCTTTAGCAAGGGTTTCGATTTTAACATAATCGATAGTAACAAAATCTTTTGTAGTGAAAAGAAACGTGTTTGCTTCTTCTTGAATCGATTGATTAAGCGACTGCGCTTTTATGCCTAGGTCGAAGATCTGTCTTTTTAATACTTCATGCTGACCGAGAGCCTGCATTCTATCATTGCTGCTCATTTTCTCTCCTCTCGTGATTTTCTATAAAATTAATTAATGTTTCTTTCATCTCGGTTAGTACGCCGGTTAACACTTCCTTGTATTCAATATCTTTCTGCATTAACTGGAACATCCGCTCGGTTGTGTTATGGTAAAGTGTAAGTGAATCCTTATGCTGCTGTATTACCTGGTTAAGAGATTTATCGTACTGCTCTTGATTTTGTTTAAGAGCAAATTCAAACTGCTTCTGGTTTTGTCTCATAAAATGTTTGAAAGTGTAATACCACGCAGCGAATAATGCACTACCAACCCCGCCTGTAGGAACAATTATTTTAAGAATGAGGTCCCCGTTACCCGGATCGGTGGTTATTGTTTGCGCAATAAACATGCAAATAGAGAGCGATAATGTAAGCAGCATTAATTACCCCGCATATTTTCAGTTGAATTCATGTCCGCAAGGTAATTAAGAGGTGTTTGGAAGTCTTTTGATTAGCTCACTGAGCGGCTCAATTTATCGAAGTGAAATTGAATTTTATGTTAGCGGTGTATTTGTAAATGTAACAGGCGAAATATTTAAAAGCAAATCTAACTGTGCAAAGCGCAGAGAGCAAAGAGAGGAGTTGGAATGAGTAAATATAATTGGATGCCGATATTAAAGACCGGAACATTCACTGCCAAGAACGGCAAACAAGTTACGTTTAATGAAAACGATCTCGATAAAATTGTAAGTAACACTGACCTATCCAAAGAACCGCAGTTTGTAATTGAACATCCGAGTTTTGATAAACTTGGTTTCGGTACAATCGAATCGTTAAAGAGATTCGGCAATTATCTTTTTGCGCTTCCTAAAAAAGTAGATGAAAAATTTAAAGAGATTGTTAATTCAGGGGTTTTGCCGGGACGCAGCGTTTCTATTAACGATAGCAACTTTGCATTAAACCATATTGGATTCCTACCTAAAGAAATTGAACCGGCTGTTGACGGACTCGGAGATTATAGCTTCAGCACAGAGAGCAATGAGCAAGGGGTTCCAGGAATGAAACTTCAGCTGTCTTTACCGGGGTTAGAATCCCACTTCGCTGATATTGAAAAGGATAAGATTGAATTCGCACAGATGGAAGTATCCAAATGGACATTTACCAACATTAAAAATCTTTTCAGAAATCTAAAGAACAAATGGATTGAAAAATTCGGAACGGAAGAAGCCGATCAAGTTTTCCCGGAGTGGGATTTAGAACAGACGGGATCAGCACCGGTAATAATAGAAAAAAACGAGAGCAGTGTTTCAACAAATAGTTTTTCTCAAAATAAAAACGATGGAGACAAAATGGATTTTTCAAAAATCGATCTTTCGAAACTGCCGGCAGATATTCAAGCCGCACTTAAATCGGCTTTTGCAAATATGGAAACCGATCTTAATAATGCAAAAACCGAACTGCAGGCGGCAACTACAAAATTATCGGCAGCTGAATTGAAGGATGTCCGTAACGAAGTTTTGCAGTTCTGCGAGAGCGAAGAAGTAAAACTAAAAATAAAACCGGCAGACAAAGAGAAGGTTGTAAACTTCTTAATGTCGTTAAAGGGTAAAAGCGCAATTGAGTTGTCTTCTCCAGACGGCACAAAGACTCAATTGAACGCTTACGAGATCGCAAAAGAAATGATTAAGAACATGCCGGATGTAATAAGCTTGAACGAGTTTGCAACAAAACAGAAAGTTGGTGATACAGATGTTTCTGCTGAAGTAAAGCTTGGCAGAGAGATAGCGGGATTTGTAAATCCGAAGAAAGAGTAACTGAAAGTTTGGAGTAATGAGTCCGCCTGAGACGGATAAATAAGCAGTAAGGATAAATTTTAACGAACTATTAAAGGAATATTATAATGGATTTAGTGAACACTCAAACAAAAAGCGGCGTTGCTCTTTTTGCGGGAGATTTCCCGAGAGTAACAAAAGCAATTACAATTTTAATAAGCGGCATCCTTGCAATTGGAACATTGCTCGGTAAAATTTTATTGGGTACAGCTTCGTCTGCAGCAAAATCCGGAGGTAATACAGGACAGGGAACGTTAACGCTTGATGGAACTACCCCGATTCTCGCAAATGCTAAGGCAGGCATTTATACGGTACGTTGTATAGCGGCTGCATCAGGAGGCGGCACATTTAGAGTGACAGACCCGTTCGGACATGTACTCGGGGACGTGGCAGTCGGCGCAACATTTGCGAACCAAATAAAATTTGTGATAGCTGACGGCGATCCTGATTTTATAGTCGGAGATGGATTCGACATAACAATTGCAGAAGGCAGCGGTAAATACAAAGCTTACGACAAAGACAATGTTGACGGAAGCCAATACCCGGAGTTGATTTTAACCGAAGAAGTCGATGCAACGTCAGCAGACGTAAAGACAACCGGTTATGCATCCGGTCATTTTAATGAAGCAGCGGTAACCGGGTTAGATGCAAATGCAAAAGCTATGCTGGTTGGCAAGCCGATCTTTTTCGGCAGTGTTGTTTAGTGCATTTGTTTAAATACAAATTGAAGGATAACCATAATCTCACCCTGCATTACATGGTGAGATTGGTTCAATGGCTCAATAAAAAGTTTGGAATAAAAATAAAAGCAGATCGAATAGGAATTTAAGTTTAACAATAATTTGGAGTAAGCAATGGGTAATACAATAACAATACCGACTTTCGGATATGTAACTTTGACCGAAGCAGTAAATGCAATGCAATCAGTACCAAGTTTTATAAGAAGTTTGATATTCCGGAATAGGGAGCCTGAGTATCCAACTACAAGTGTTCTCGTTGATATAATTGTCGGCGGTAAAAAGATAGCCCCGTTTGTTAAACGAGGTAATGCGGCTAAGGTTGTAGGCAACACAGGATTGAAGTCTCAAACAATTACTCCACCTTCAATTCGATTAAAAAAGTTCCTTACACCGTCCGATTTAATGCTCAGATCTTCGGGTGATTCGGTATTTGTTCCAGCCAGTGCCGGGGGTAATATGCTTGAACAGGCAAGGAAGAAAAAAATTGCATTCGAACAAAAAGATTTAAAAGATATTATTGACAGAACAATTGAATTCATGTGTATGAAAGCATTAACCGGTTCATATACAATTACACAGGATGATCTTGAATTCACGATTGATTTTGGAATGCCTTCTGCGAATAAACCCACTTTAACCTCAACTGCAAAATGGGATGCACCTACAACGTGTAAGCCGCTCGCAAATTTACGAGCCTGGAGAAACCTTGCATATAAAGCTTCCGGAAAGGTTGGGACAATTGTACTTTATAATTCAACCACATTCGAGCAGTTTGTTGCCGCCGATGAAGTTGTAAAATATTTGGATAAAAAGAATATCGATCTCGGTTCAATTAAAACTGATCAGCTTATTCTTGAGATGGGTGCAATAAAGACTGCTGAAATAGACGGTATGGTGCATTACATGTACGATGCAACATATACAGACGGTCAAGGCAACGATCAGAAATTTATTCCCGACGGTAAAGTTATAATTGCAGCACCTTCTGCAGATAACAGGATACATTTTTGCGCGCCCGAAGAAATCCAAACATTGATGGCTAAGTATTTTTCAAAAGATGTTGTGAAAGATGATCCAAGCGGATTGGAGTTGATAGTTGAATCCGATCCATTACCGGCGTGTCATCAGCCGGATGCAAACATTTACGCAACAGTAGCATAGAGCCCTCACCCCAACCCTCTCCCCAAGGGAGAGGGAGTGACGGTGAAAGCATAAGAATGGATTTTTGAAAAGTTTTCCGGGTGTGGATTAAGAGCCAACCTCCAGGGGCACTTAGCTTAGTTGCGGTGCCCGGCTCTTACAAGGAGAAAGTAAAAAGGTAAAAGGAAAAAGTTTTGATGGCATATTCAACGATAGAAACATTATCAAAGAAAATCGATCAGCGGAAGTTGGTTGATTATGTGAATGACGAACAGCGGCCGGATACAGAGATAGAATTAGAATCTGAAGAAGATATATGTGTTGTACGAATAAATCAAGTATGCACTGAGGTTGCAGAAGAAATCGACAATTCGCTTCGCGGAAGATACAAGCTTCCGCTTACAACAATTCCCGGAACGATTCAAACGATCAGCGACGATAGGGTAATCTATAATTTAAAATTACGGCGCCATCGTGACGATATGAGCGAAACGGAAATGAAAATTTATTCCGATTCAACAAAACGGTTACAGAGAATACAGGAAGGCAAGGAACTGCTCGATCTCGAACTTAAAAATGCCGAAGCCGGGGCAGGACAGATTTTTACTAATAAAAAAAGTAGGTCGGAGTTTTCAAAATTACTGGATACGTTTTGACCTCACCCTAAATCCCTCTCCTTGAAAAAAGGAGAGGGACTTTGGGATTGTTCTTAGAAATATTGAATGGGCATGGGTGACGGGTTATCACTTACGAATGAATCAAAGATGATTCAAACGGCTCGTAAAGTAGATGGTTCACGAAAGGTTCGAGTCCTTACTTGCCAGCAATCAAACATACGCTAAATAAAAACAGCAACATGATTCAATCCTGGGAAGGAGTGACTATTCCTTCCCGGATGTTAATGGAGGAATAATTGGACGAAGAAAAATATCAATATATAGAAGCCAATCAAGAAGAACTGCAGATTTGGGCTTACATAGAAATTATGGGGCACTCGCAAATTGCAGGCAGAGTTTCAACCAGAAAATTCGGTACAGAAGTAATGCTGCAGATTGACGTTCCGAAAGCTGAAAAAGAATTCTCGCATTCGGAATTGTATTCGCCGAAAGCGATTTTTTCTATTAAACCTACAACTGAAGAATGGTGTAGAAAATTTGCTAAGTCAAGAATTAATTATCCAATCATGCCATATATATATGATACTTCCAGGCAATTACATGAGCATGATGAAGAAACAGATTTCGAAGAATAGTCCCTCGGCTACGCTCGGGACAAGGGAACAGCATGGCAAAGTTCGAAATATCATATAAGCTGACAAACCAGATTGAAGGCGGATACGCAAACGATCCGGATGACAGCGGCGGTGAAACATATAGAGGTATAGCAAGAAAATCATGGCCGAATTGGTTGGGATGGAAAATAATAGATGCAGCGAAAGCACAAAAGAGTTTTCCAAATTGTTTAGATACTAATGAAGAGCTGCAACAGCTTGTTGAAAAATTCTATTATGAAAACTTCTGGCTGAAGATAAAAGGCGATAACATTCCGCAGCCGCTTGCAGATGAGCTTTACGATACTGCAGTAAATACTGGTGTTGAAAAAGCAGTTGAGTATTTACAGCGGACTTTGAACATACTTAACATCAATGCCAATAAAAATTATTATCCGGATTTACAAGTCGACAGGTTGTTCGGACCCGGGACATTGAATGCTGTGAATGTCCTTCTGCAGAAAGGTTTGCTTAAGAGATTGGTCAACGTACTTAACGGGTACCAGATAAAACATTATATAGAAATAATGGAAAAGAATCCGACACAGGAAAAGTATGTCGGATGGTTTGACAGGGTAAGAATTGTATGGTAGGGCAGAGGGCAAAGAGCACAGAGGCAAATAAATGAATGATAAAACAAAAAATATTTTAACATCGGTGCTGCTGGTTACCGTGACGGCAGCCATTACGTTTTTCGGGAAAGATTATCTGCAGCCGGTTGAAGAAAATTTTGTAAGAGATTCCACCATTACAATCACTGAGAAAGAAAATATACTTCAAAACGAATTCAGAGCTTTACTAAAATCAAAATTAAAAACTCAACTTATAGATTCTCTTAAAGGCATTCTTAAACCTGAATTAAAGATCGTTTATGAGTCCGTTAATTATAATTTGGATTCATTAATTGCCGCAGCAAAAAGGGAAGCTCTTGCATCGGTAGAAGATAAATCGGCGAAACTGATTTTTACTTCTACTGCAGACACTTTTTATGTCACCAAAGATTCTTCCGGAAGGACTCGCGACAGTTTGAGTGTCCGATCGGAAATCAACAGCCCAATACCACTGCATTCTGCGGCTCAACATTTTATAAGCATGCAGCATACATCTTTTGATTATGACAAGGAAACAAGGAAAGAAGTTAATACAACAAAAACAATTACTAAAAAAAGTTTATGGAGCAACGTTCAACCCGGTTTGATGTGCGCTTACGGTTATGGATTGAAATCCGCCAGATGGGATTTTTTTGTAGGTGCGGGCGCCAATGTTGACATACAAGGATTAATTAAAACTTTACAAGGAGAGTAAAATGAATTTTGCAAATGCATTGAAAAGAACCGGCTACTTATCGCTGATAATAATCGGACTTACTTTATTTTCATTTATTCCTACAAATATTGCTGCACAAACCGACCAAGTGCAGGTTGACACAACTATTGTTGGCGATGTTGACCAATTAACAAGTATAGATTTGGGCGAATCATTCGGAAGCATTGGCGGACTTGCCGCTATGGTTTTATTGTTAACTGCGCTCGTGAAAAAATATTTAAAGACGAATAACACTCTAACAATTGTAATAAGCGGTGCGATAAGCTTAATAGTTTCTGCTGTTGGTTATGCATTCGGCTTCGGAGTGTTTGCCGCATTGCAGCCGCAATGGTGGTATATAATTATTTATGGAGCGTCTGCAATGATAATTGCTAACGGATTTTCTACCTGGGGTGCAATTTCGAAGTTGCTGATACTGCTGAAGTTGAAGGCACCGGCGAAATAATTGATCCCGAAACAAGTTCGGGACAGGCCTATTCCACCCCTTGACTTCGACAAGACTTCGGCGAGCTCAGTCGAACCGCTCAAGTCTGACGGGGAGGGGCTTTTAAATTGAGGAGATATGATTTATAGTGTTGAAAAAATATCGGATGTGTTGAAGTTGTTCGAAGATAAATTGAAAGAAGCTGTGCTTCTTTTAAATCAGAAGCATCAACTAAAAGTTGAACAAGCTTATTCGATTGAAGATCTCCGGATTGATGGACCGGTAGGAACCTTATTCATTCTTTATCTCGGCAGCGCACACAAACCTAAAGAGATGACTAATAATGCAGTGATAACAGATCGTGATATTACGATCGGCGTTGTTGTTTACGTTAACTATTTCAGCGGTGACGAGTACTTAAAACCATCGGATTACATCGAATTTATTTATGAGACAATATGCGGAATTGAAGTTGAGAATCACCGACTGGAATATCAAAGGAAAATATATCCAAAGGGCGATGAGCTGCTTGATGAAGAGAAAGGAAAATTTAAATACTTGGTAAGGTTTGGAGTACCGGGAGAGTTCTGGGAAAAAAGCATAAATCGAAATTAATAATTAATAAAAGGATTTTAACATGATTGGAATAGCAGGATTACCGCAAATACTTGCATGCGAAGCCGGCACATTAGCAACTACACATTTAGGTGCTGTTGCAATGGGTTTTTCCAAAGGCAGGGAATTAAAGATAACGGATTTCAGAAACGATACTGCATGGCCTAACATAAAACTACGCAACATGAAAAACTTTGCCGTCCAGGGTGAAAGTATGCAGCCGACCATGTTCATGCTTGATAAGACTTTCAGCTTTTTGAACGGCGGTGCAGATCTGCAGGTGATCTCATCTAAACAATCCGTAACCACAGGCAGTGAAGACGTTGCGAAGTTTGTCGGCAATTATTTAATGGGACTTGGTTTTGAATATACCATTGCCCACGATAAGCGAACAATGAAATGGATGTGGGAACGCGCTATGGAATTTGAAAACTATCAAACTTTCATTGATACTTTCGACAGCGAGACCCCAGTTGAGGTTGAAGGAGTAACCGACGACATTGAAGGAAAAAACTACAATTATTACCGTACACCCAAATTCATTGCATTGGAAGCTCCATCAGGTGCATCGTTATCCTTAAGTAATTATGAAAGAATGGAACGGAAGGTTGTAATAAAATCCAAGGCAGCAAAAAATGAATACAACCAGGACGTTGTTCAGTTTGTAACAGTGACAATTGAAATAGCCGGTGCCGGTGCGCAAATAGCAGATCTTGTAACACTGGCGGCTAAGGCGATGACACCGAGTGTTTTGATAAAGGAAGGAAATGCGGGAAGCTTCTACGACCAAATTAATATACCGGCATTCAAACTCGGCATTGGAGATGATTTTGCAATCGGCGATGACAAAAGAGAAAGCCGAATAAAGCTTGAGGGTGATATTGCTATTCCATACAGAAGTTTTGAATACGGCGCAACGAAAGGCGGGGATGCAGAAGACACTACCGGATTAAAGGGTGGAACGTTGACACTGGGATAGAGCGGAATGTTGAGTAATCAGTTAGGAATAAAGTATAAGTAAAAAATTTTTGAAATAAAAAGAAGGTATTTAAAAAATGGCAAAGAAAATTGATGCTCAGCAAAAAGACCTTACAATAGAGAATGAAACTGTTCCTTTGAAGGGCGGAAAATCGGTTACCATAAGCGCTCTGAATTTTGCATGTGATAATAAAACGCATAAAGCACTTAGAGTTTTGGAAGGAAACGGTGAATGCAGATTTTATAGATCTTCGAGACTCGGCACTTTGGAAAAAACCGACACAGGTCTTCAAGCGGATGTAACCGGTTTTGAAAAAGAAATTATAGGCAAGCGTTACGAGTTCTGTGAGGTAGCAACAAAAGAAATACTTTTAACAGGTAAAATTATAAACAAAGCTGCAGCCGCAGAAAATATTGTTGATTTGAAAACGGCAAACAGTAAATAAGCAAAGAGCAGAGCGCAAAGGGCATAGAGTAAATTTATGGATTTAACTGAAGAAAAATATTTGATCGGCGATAAAGAATTCATTTTACGTGACGACTTCACCATGAATGAATTAGATGAAATTGCCGCTTTTACCGAACCATGGAAAGCCGTTGACAAAAAAACAATTTCCTGTAAACGGAATTATTCCAACAAGGATATTCAACACATTGTTAAAATGGTTGTAATACCGATCGATGGAAGTGATAAAGACTCATTCGACTTCGGACAGCTTAAACCGGAAATGTCGGTTTTAATATTAGCCGACTTTCTTAAAAAAAAAGCGATAGAGAACATTTTTATGACGGCATTATCGCAGAACTACACGAACGAACTGAACGTGCAATTGCAGAAAATGAAAAACTAAGAGGTTATGAATCCGACTATTATAAAGGAGAGTTGAAGCTGACACATACAGATTCAATTCTCTTTTTAGTTTCCAATACGGACGCAGCAAAAATTGAGAGCTTAAGATATACCAGTTATGAACTTGTTATGAAATGCTACTGCGAAATATTAAGAAAGAATTTAAACTCAATATTGAGTGCGAATAAATATTTGGAGTATTTGAAAAGTAAAGAAACACATTGACCTCACCCCCGCCCCCTCTCCTAAAAAATAGGAGAGGGGCAAAGGATTGAATATGGCTGATGAAGGTAAAGTAATAGTATTAAAGCTTACAATCGATAATAAAGATTATGAAGCGAAGATTGATGTAAGCAAAGGTCAGTTGGTTGATCTTATAAAGCTGATCGACCCGCTTGAGCAGAAGTTTGAGCAAGCATACAAAAAAATTACTGCAGAGCTTTCCAAGTACACATCAGCAAATGAATCAAGTATTCAAACACTTACACAATGGCTGAGCCAGCAGAATTTATCTTTAAGCACAATTGAAAAAGCGATACAAAAACTGCAGGAAGAAACCAAAGCCATAGATGTGAATAGTGCCGAATGGCAAAAGAATATGGCTGCGCTTGAAAATTTACGTACCGCTCACAGTAAACTTATAATGAACTACGATCAACAGGATAAAACGCAAAAACAAGTATTACCCGGTCAGCAGCTAATGGCTATGTCAATGAATCAATTGGGTTTTGCTGTTGGGGATGCTTCAATGATCTTTACGAATTTTAGGATGGCTTTGATGGGTGTTGGGAATAATATCCCTTTCATCATCCAATATTTCAACGAGGCAAGAGAAGCTGCGGGTGGAACTGCTACGACAATGCAATTACTTAAGGGTGCAATTGCCAGCGGCGGCGGTTTGATAATTGGTATTAATGCATTAATGTTATTAATGCAAGTATTACCGGGATTATTTGACGATACAACCGAGGCAGTAAAAGAACAGGAAGATGAAATAAGCAAGCTTGCCAAAGAATACGAAAACCTTTCCACTACCGAACTTAAAAGACAGGAAGCTAAATTAAAATTACAACTAGAGGAAGCTGAATATCAAAAGAAACAAATTGAATCGAGAATGATTGAATTTGGTACGGGGGGAGTAGACGGGCAGTACACATCAACATACAAAGAATTTGCAAACAAAGATGACGAAAAAGCTTTTAAGAAAAATGAGGAAGAGACAGATAAATTAAATCAAAAGCTGCAAGCTTTGACTGGTACGGCATCGCAAGCTGCAACCAAAGTAAATGCAATCCTAACCGGCACTTTTGATCTATCCACGATAAATAAAGTTGATGATGCGATACAAACACTTAACATAGAGATAAAGGATATAGCCGATGATGAAAAGCGTAATAACCTAACAAAACTTAGAGATGAGTTCCAGAAATTATCCGATGTTATGGGAGGGAAAGACCCCGAAGCCAAAACAACCAAAAAATTTGTTGAGGAAAAATCCAAAGCGCTTGCGGATCTCTTAGCAGAAGAAATGAAGAACCAGACGGAGGAAGAACTTCTTGCTGCAGATTACCCGCAGATGCTGGAAATGAAGGAAGCAGCCGAAATAAAACTTAAAGAATCAAAAGATAAAATACGCAGCGCAGATAATGAAACGGCTTTAACTGCGGCGCTAGCCGAGAAAGAACTAATTGAAGATAGGATAAAAATAATTGAGGATGCCGCCGAGAAATATGTTAATGCAACCGAAAAGGAAATTGAAGCAGTTAATAAAAAGAAAGAAGCAGACGAGCGGGAACATGAACAATTTAAGAAGTGGCAGAAAGAACGCGAAAAAGTTCTTGCCGAGATAGAAACAAAAACCGCAAACGATCCGTTCGAACAACGTAAAAAGGAACTTGATGTCGAAGAAGCTTTGTCTGTTCAACGAGCGGAGAAGTATGGTGCTACAGAGGAACAGATAACCAATATTCATAACTGGTACACACGCCAACGCGAACAAATAGACATGCATGCATGGCAGAACCAGTTACATGCAGCTTCGCAAGGTTTAAACGGCATAGCAGGTTTATTTAACCAACATACCCTTGCATACAAAACAGTAAAAATAGCCCAAGCAATTATCGATACATATAGCGCCGCCAACGTTGCTTTAGCTGCTTACCCACCGCCGTATAATTATATAGCTGTTGCCGGTGTAATTGCAACTGGTTTAGAAAACGTTAAACAAATAACCAAGACTGGTACTCCAAAGGTTGGTGGTTATGCAGAAGGCGGAATTTTGCCGGAAGGTAAAGCCGGAATATTTGAAGGCACACATAAAGAAATAGTTGCACCGGAAAAAGATTTTATTGCAGTAGCGAATGAGCTTGTAGCGAGAGGGCAGATTGCAATTAATGCACTTTATACCGGCAGCAGCGGAAGCGGCAGTAACGAATTATTAAAAGAATTGAGACTGCTTAATGAGAACCTTGATAAATATTCACAGCGACCGGCAAAAGCATATATAACACAGGATGAGTTTAACAAAGGTTATAATGAAGCAGATTATGAGTCGAGGAAATCAGTCTAATAAGCATAGAGCAAAGCGCAGAGAG